TCAATTGAAATACCAGTGTGTCGAGAGTGAGTGCTGTTTTCATTATTTACCTTTTTTCTTTGCTAAGTAAGCGACCAGACCTGCATTGAGTTTGCCTTTTTGTTTAGGTGTAACTCCTGCTTTCTTTTGTGCTACTTTCTTTACTGGTGCTTTTACTGTTTTTGCCATTTTATTGTTAGGTTAAATTGTTTCTGTTACTTTTTTTAACATAATTGGTAATTCTCTATCCATAAGATATTGTGCAGAAGTGAGTACATCGTAGTTTTTGCTTTCAAGTGCTGCCGAATATTGCATCCCTGCAACAACAACCAAGCAATAACCATTAGGTATTCCGCTTGATACTTCTTTAGCTAAACCAAAACCCATTTCAGTACCTTTATCCGCTGTCATTGTATATCCTTCTGGTGGAGTAAAACCGTAATAATCAATCATTCCGCCATTTTTCGCAATAATAAAACCAATGGATGAACGTTCATTACCAGTTCTGTTTTTGTATTCTCCCATCAAATCAGATACCCATATTCCTTCGGTAGCTTTCAATGCCTGATTAACACATCTGACACCAATATCGTATAACGCACGCACAATGGCTTTTTCAAGTAAAGGTCTTTTCTCTTTAATTGATAATGCTATCTGATTTGCGTTTTTAAATACTAAGCCCATATCTTCATATTTTGTTGTTCTTTTACGAATAATCGAACAGTACCATGAAAACGAACAGTGCCATTAGTTTCTCTGACTTCAATAACAGAGTTGTTTTCGATATATTGACCAAGTGGCATAAGGATAAACGTTGCATAAGAGAACATAACACCATCGTGAAGAGTAACGGTTTTGCCTGTATTGTTTTGATTTCTGCATTTGATAGTATTTACCCATACAAAAGGGGGATCGTTTGTAAGCCAGTTCCCTTCGCTGTCTTGGTAGGCGTCAAAGGTGTGGAGAACCCAAAGATCGTATGGATATTGTTTTACCATCTGTTTGAAATGTTTTTAACAGTCAAACCGAGTAAGTCAGGCATATTTAATTCCCTTGAAACAGAGGCATACCAAATCTTTAAGCCTTCGGTATTGATCTTTTTAGAAAACCCGCTTTCAGATACTTCATAGATAGGAATAATGACAGACATTTGATTGTACATTGCAGTTTTAGCTTTTACAATATCTACCGTATCAGTTGCAACCAATCCTTCGTTTAGAATGATTAATGAAACATCATCGATCGATATGTCGAATTTTGCTAAAGTCTTTGTGATATAGTCCGTGTATGTCATAATAGTAAAATTATGGGGGATTTTACACCCCCTTTAATTTATGAAGTTGCTGAGACGTTCATCAAAAAGATGTTGTCGATAGAATCCAATGAAGGGAATGCGTTCAATTCAACGCCGGTATATTCGCCCCAAGGATCTGATTGTCTCCATTTAGAAACAAGTGCCTTGTTGTAAACACCATAATTGATACCCTGAACTGGCTCCATCTGCTCCATTGCAAGTGCATTTTTGATAGTTCCAAGTTTCCCATCAGGAATAAATGAAATATTGGTATCTGCGAAAGGTTTGATTGAGGTTATTACACCGTCCTTTTCAATACCAATCATTTCATTAACTACTTCAATGTTAGGAAGCAAGTTGGCTGACAGATATTCGTTTATCTTATCCAAAGTTGCTACCTGTGCACCTTTTTGAAGTGAATTGAAACTGATAAGCGATGCGATAACTTCGGCACTCTTTGAGAAATAAATGAAGTTAGCATAAGACATCAGAATCTTTGAGAACTTACGTCCTGCTGCATTTGCGGCTTGAACAACTGCTGTAATGTCAGTGATAGGCTTTGAAGTTGTTGGGGAAGTCCAAACAACAGAGCAAAAGCTCTTATTTCCGGCTGGCATCAAAAGATCAACAGTGACAGGCTCAACAAGTCCATCAGGGTTGTTAGTAGTTGTCAGTGTACATGCGCCTGTTGAGATCATTTCCAATGTGAAAATATCCAAACGTTTGTGAACGGAAGTACCGGCCTTTTTAGCATCGTCAAAAAGTAACTGTAAAATCTGTTCTCTTTTTGCTGTTCCGTCGGCAAAAGGTAAAGCCTGAAAAGTCAAAAAGTCACGGTAATCACTTTCCTTCATCAAAAATTTCTCTTTGATTGCAGGAATATTCCCAGTTAGCGTTTTGATAGCTGCACGGCTTCTCAATGGCGAAGGTGAACTTCTTTCCACTACTGATGCGGCTGCTTCGATACGTGAGGCACCAATGACTGACATATAACTCAAAGTCGATTGAGTAGGTGCCATATCAAAGTACTTCGGATACCAAACCGGGGCGAATTTATCAAGGTTTAAGTCGATGATAGACTGTAATTGCTGTGCATACACACCAAATACTGATTGCATTTTTTCTGCCATGTCTTATTTTTTTAGTATGATTGTGAGAAAATAATATGTGTCAGAAGTGCTTGCACGGTTGCAGGGACAGGTGGAATTCTACGGGCATAAACAGTTCCACGTAAAACAACGCCTACTTCAACGTTTCCGTTTGCGTTCAATTCAGCATCGGCATAGGTTAATCCGTTTGCTTTGTTGTAAGAATCCTCATCAACAAAAAGAGCGTCACCTACTGCGGCTGTGCCTAAAGTTGTTCCGGTTGTTACTAAGTCAAATGCAGCATTGGTAATATCAATAGCAGTGATAGCATAAGCTGTTCCGCCTGCTTTCTTGATACTCATTCCTACTGCGAGATTTGACCCTTTGTTTACTTTATAGGCAGCCCCTGAGCTGACTATTTCGTAAACTACTGCCAGTTTTGCTATCGTTGCAAGCCTTGTGGCTTCGTCGATATAAACAGGCGTTCCGGCAGGTACGACATATCCGGGAGTATTCACAACGGAATCATCCAGGATAAAACCGCCCGTTGCTAACTGATCTACTTTGATCCAGTTAACAATGCCAGTATTCACTGTACTTCTTGAAACTTCAATCATTGTTTTTAAATTAAGATTTAACTTCTTTGTTCTTTTCCGACCATGCTTTTATTTCTGCTATAGTCTGTTGTGCTGGTACTGGAGTGCCGCCCGTAAAAGGTTTTTGCATTCCGGCTAAGTTGTTGTTTGCATCGGTTTGAATTATTCCAGCAAGGTCTGTTTTTGTCTCTTCCAGATAAGATGTAAACTCCTCATCGGTTGTAAAATTCATTCTGCCAAAATCCTTTAAAACTTTTGCTTTAATACTTGCAGGGACATCTTTAACCGCTTCACTTAGAATAGAACTACGAGTTGTTGTAGCTTTTTCAAGTTCAAACGAGTTTACTTTTTCCATCAGTGGTTTCAATGCATCTGCGATAAGTTTTGCAATGTCTGGTTGACCCTCTACTTTTGGAGGTTCAACTTTGACTTCAATTGGTTTGCCATTTTCATCCAGATTGTGTTCTTTTCGCCAGTTATCGAGAGCTGTTTTTTGTGCTGTTGCTGCTCTACGATCCCCTTCTGCTTGAAGTTGACCTGCTGAAAATTTCAATACATTTAAGACCCCATCATTAAGTGTTGTCTCGATAAGTGTTTCGTCTGTAATGGTTTTAGCATACTCCTTAGAAACTCCTTGTAAAAATGCTTCCTGCAACCCGACTAATTTCATTTTGAGGAAAGCGAGAATTTTTTGTTCCATTTGTTCGGTTTGTTAAAATTTAAACAAATGTATAACTAAATTTGTTAAGAAAGCAAGTATTTTGTTAAATTCTAAACATTTTGTTTAAAAATTTATTTAATAAACACAAAAAAGCCCCAAACAATTAAGTTTGAGGCTTAGATTAGGTCAGGTGTTAATTATTCTTTATTTAATTTTACTTTTTCACAGCATTCAGCAATCCACCCAACAAGGTAAGCTTCGGCTTCGATTCCTTTTGTTTCCTCTCCCATTAAATCCCAGAAAAACTGTGAAGCGTGAACAGATTCATGCGACATTGTTCTGACAGAACATGCTTTTTTAGTTTTAAAAAGTATCATAACGCCAATATCTTTATTTTGTTTATTATAACAAGTAAAAGCCATTGCATTAAATCGTTCGCAGTCCTCAAAAGAAATATCACCACCTGTTTTATCATTGGCATAATTTTCAACCGCTGCATTTAGATTATCGGTAATTGCAATCCAAATTTTATAAGGGTAAATCACGGGGTCAAATTCGTGTATCTGTATTTTATTCATTATTTCAGTTCTCCGTGTTTAGCTCTTACATAAGTGCCTAATCTTTGAGAATCCCAAACGATACGACCCCTATATTTGTATTTATCGGAATTAAACGCATTTGGTGATTTGCGAACGTTGAAGTAAGTTGCAAAGTAATTTTTCATAATTTATAGTTTTAAGGTTTAATTTATTTTGTCATCCAAATTAACATGTCATCGGAATATCTCAAAGATTTACATTTATATCCTGCATCGGCTCCGACTTTACAAATAGCATCAACTGTAAAGAAAACGTTGTGTTCTGAAATATAATGAAACCAGTTTTCATCATTTGCGGCTTCAATACATGGCATGTAGATTACAATGTCGTTTGATTGAGTTTTAATCCAATCTTTGACTTGTTTAAAATTGTTCATGTGTTCGAGAAAGTGAACAAAAGTAATACATTCCATTTCTGTTGAAAACGGTTTTTTAAGAACTGTTTCGCCATACACTACATAAACAGAATCAGGAATATTATAAACCATTCTGAAAAACGGATCTAATTCATAGTAAATCGGTGCATTCATATCGATAACACTAATATTCTTAGCCTGTAAAATTGCAGCTTCAAACTTTGGATTACCGCCTCCAATAGCACAAACTACTTGATACCTTCCAATTAGTTCAGGCATTTCTTTTTGAACAACTGGCAGCATATTCCGATAATGAACTAAATCGTTTTTAAGGATATTCGTTACCCTTTCAATGTTTGATTCATCGGTAGGATATTGAACGTTTACACCTTTGATTTTGGTTTTACGTTCAAAAACGCCGGGTTGTGTTTCGGTTAAAAAGTTTGCTTTATACATTATAGTTTACTTAGTTCTTTTTTAACTTCTCTCCAAAATATTACTTCTGCAAAGTCTTCATCAAAAAATGCATCAAGTACAGTAAGAATTTCATCTACCGTAATTAATGAAATTTCAACAGCGTGAGACGTGGTAAGCCCTTTATATGTAGCATGCTTCCCTTCGGTTATAATTGGACAATTAGCGTATTTCGTCCACAATTCTTTTGCTTTTTCTTTTGGTTCCATAATTTTAGTTTTAAAAATCCCATTCAATTTTATAATAACAAGTAAACCACGCTAATTTATTGAATCTGTTCACTCGTAAAAGAGTAAACGTATTTGAGACTGTGAATTTATCCACTTCCAAAGCTGTAATGTTTGATAGGTTAATATCATCCATTTCGATTGATTTAAAGCCATTTTCCGAGGCTTCTTTGATCTTTTGATAGATTGTATTGAGTTCAGTTTGTTTTGTTAACTCAATCGTTCCAAGTGCGCTTAATCTTATTTCTTCTGTTGTCATGTTGTTTTGGTTTTAAAAATGTTAATAATCCACTGAATTAATTTATTTGGCGGTACTTCTTTTAGAATTGTTTGACCTCTGCCAATATTGACCTCTTTGTACGTTTTACCGTTTCGTTTTATGGTTTTCATGGTTAGTCATCAAATAAATCACATTGAAATCTTATTGTGTTTTCAGATACGTTTATCCACTTTCTTGTTACTATTAATTCTTCCATTCCATCATCCACAATATCCCCAACATCAATAATTGAGGCATAGTCGTTTTCAATATCAATAATTTTTTCATATCCTTCTGTATCAAGAAAATAGAGATCACATTTTAAATTTATCATTTTGTTTAGTTTTATAAATTATTAAATAATTGGTTCTGAAAATTAACTCCACTTTGACAAGCCGCATATTTGTCGCCCTCTTTAGCAAATTGGCAAACTTCGCCTTGTTTTGTTTCATGTATGAAGCAAGGTTGATAAGGACAATCTGAAACGGTATTGAATGATTTTACATACTTGTACCCGCTTGTTCGTGATTGTGTCGTAAAGGCTCCATAGACCCCGATAGCAGGTTTTTCTACTGACTCTCTGAAATGGATTGCAGCCGAATCAGTTCCAACGACTAAATCAGCATCGTAAATGTTTAAAAAGTATTCAGAAAGTGAACATTTAGGGATTATGGTTAAATGTCCTCTTATTGGATCGTTAATAGAAAGATAATCAGTAAATATCTTATCTTCATCAGTTAAATCTATTTCATGGACATATATTCTATGATTTGGATATTTTTTGATAATCGGAATATAAAAGTCTTCAAACTTTGAACTACGCATTTGGCAACTTGATTTATGACAAATCAAAATGCTTGGTACAAATACATATATATAAGAATGGTATAATTGCTCTATTCTTTCAGTCTTTAGCTGTGGTCTTTTATCGTACCCTTCACTAACTCCAATCCGTTCAAACATAGCATCAAACCAGTTCATTCGTCCACCGTCAACAGCGGCATAATCAAGGTTAATTCGTGCATAGTCTTTGTACTTAGTCAGTTTGGTATCAATTCCGTAATTAGCACAGATCACATCGTTATAAGCCTTTAACTTTGGAGGGTGTTTAAACCAATCAAATATAGGCCAATATGAAGGATTGCAATATACTGTAATGTCATAGTCTTTCAGATATTCAAAGATTGCCGACATTGCAATAATATCGCCTATTCCACCGTCAACTGACAACCATAGATGTTTAGCTTCTTTGAAGTTTTTGAAGTCTTTAAAGAAGTCATTTACATCGTAATAGGCTATGTTTTTATTGTTCCATGTTTCCCTTAGTTTCTTATCTGAAGGTAACGGTGGAATAAAAACACTTTTTGCAGGATAAACGTGTACCGGGTTCTTCGTCCTGACCTCTTTTGTATTATACGCTACTACTATTGGGGTTCTTGACATGTAAAATTCAGTATTACGGAGTTTGGAATGTTTAAGAATAGTTCTGTTTGTGTCATTTTTGGATTCTTAAATGCCTGAATTAAACAGGTTATGGATATCCAAAGTGCAATTATACAAATACACAGACGAATGGCTATTATTTGGGTTCGGCTCATAGGTTTTCTATTTCCTGTTTTACTTCCTTCCAAAAAATTACCTCTGGAAAATCATCATCAAAAAATGCATCCAAAATTGTAAGTATCTCATCAACTTCTATCATACAGCAGCTGTAGCACGCACCCTCTTTTGCTATAAATTGATCATCGCAATAGGGTAAAAAGTGATCGTGTAATTCCTTTGCTTTTTCTTTCGGTGTCATTTTACCCCCTTAAAAGTTTCTCACGGTTAGTAATAATCTTCTCAATCGTAGCAACAACTTCATCGTGTCGTTTGCCTGACCTTCTAAAAGCCATTGCAGCGTTATTTGGAGTGATTCCAAGTAATTGGCCTACTGTCTTCCAGTCGCCGGATTGCATTTTCTGTTTGATGTCTTGTTCGCTCATTTTCTTAGTTTATAAAGTGATTTCATTTTATCTGACAATTTATCGTAAAAAGGTTGATCTATTACGATACCAATTGAACCCAAAAGAAGTATAATATCATTTGAATCTTTGATATTATCAAAATTTGGCTCAAACGTGTCTGGTATTTTAAGAAAATTTGGAACTTGAATTCTGTTACTCATATTGTTTTATTTTAATTTTCGTTTCTAATGTGCATTTCACAACCAGAATGTTCATCCCAGTCTGAATGTGCTATTGGTGTCTCGCCGTCAATTGATACCATGCAAATCCATCCCATTGTGAATTACCACACCTGCATCCTTCTGGTTGTGGTAATTCCTTCGGATATGGAGTACAACAATGATAAAAGTCTTCAAAATGAAACTTACAATTACAGCAACAATCACCATTGCCGAGTATTGATTCTTTACAGTCTTTGCTCATATCTTTCATAGTGTTTTTTTGAATAAAACCCTTTTAATATTTCCTTTGCACTATTTACCTGTTTTGAAAAATCAACAGTGTGCCTCTTTGAATAACCTATTTCGGCATTATTGATAAATACTTTTGCTATCTTACCCTTTAATTCTGGTATTGATCTTATTTTAGTTGCCATTTTGTGTTTTGGTTTAAGTGTTCACAAAGATACACATAATTGTGTAATAATTTACATTTATTTAAAAAATAAATAAAAAAAAGAGAATAACTCTAAGCTACTCTCTTTAATCGAAGTTAAGCTGCTGCTTTTACCTCTGGATTTAATTGATAAACGTTGCCGGTTAGGCGATAGTAGCTTCTTTATGTTTCCCTTTCCAATGCAATCGAAAGCCTTACAGCCCCTAGTATTAATATTGTGAGCAAGCGATCATTAATCATTCTTGCTCTATCCACAGCCAATATGGACTAAGTGGAGCTGCTCCCATCGAAGGGAGGTCTTACACTAAAACCAGAAATCTCACTACCATTATTTTAAAGAACTTATTTGTTGCGTGAGACAGGATTCGAACCTGCGATCTCCAGCTTATGAGACTGGCGTGTTTACCACTGCACTACCCCGCAATTTGATGTCACAAATATAGTGTATTTTAATGAACTATTTACATTTTATTAAATTATTTTTTATAATATTTTGGATTATACTTCAAAAAATACGGTAAATGTTTGGCTCTGTCGATCTTATCTTTGTTGTCTCGCACCCAGTCAGTAAATCCAATCGGTAAAGACTTAACATCGTTTTTGCTAGGGACATTAATGTCCTGACCAGATAGTAACAGTTCTTGTGTTTGGTTAAATTCGTCGGGAGTTAGTAAAACACTTGTAGAGAGACAGAAGCACCGAGGATGCCACCCAATGAACATAAAGTCTTTAGGGTAAAAACCTACCATGTGATCACATATATCCTGGATGCTATGGTCAGGTGACAAACTTACTTCAATACCACGAACAAAATCTAAATTCTGTCTACGTTCATAATCAGATACCCTATAAGCATTGTTAACCTGTTCAGATATGATTCTTTGCGTATTTTTATAACTCGACCGATAGATAACTTGCCCGGGATTTACCAGTTTACCATATTTCTTGTTTATCTCAGCTTCTTTAGCTTTTTTAAACAATGTGTCTGGCTTATTTAGATACGATTTAACAGACTTATCGATCTCATTGGTAGAAAGACCTGTTTTAAGCCCGATAGCTACTGATAGCTCTATCTCCTGCTTAAATTGGCGTATTGTTCGGGTTAAACTGTCTGTAATATCTTTACTGGATTGAAATGATTTTAACGCTGCATCGTTTTGATCGTAATACTTTGGATTTCCTGATTTACCAACGACAGAATTAACCAGTTTATCATTGGATTTATTCGATTCTAACCACGCAAAGCCAATACCTGTCACAATAACCAGTTTTAAGTCATCATACATCCTTTGCAATATCGAATTGACTTTTTTATTGATCGTTGGATAACGTGAATAAATGAAATTATCGTCTTTTACGTTATTTGTCAGACGTGTTATCTCATCAATATACTTTTGGTATATCTTTTGGTTATCTGATAGGTATTTTAATGAGTAGTCGGTTGGCATGATTAAAATAATTTTAATGTTAATTCGTAGTTTGTTATTAATATTTCAGTCCTACGATTTTTTATATTATTCCTTTCTCCTATCGTGATAACATTTAGCCCTCTTTCTTTTGCTTGATTTAATATAAAATCATTATCAAATTCACTCATAGCGAACATACACTTACTGTTTTGTAGGATATCAAATAAATCTGTGCTATCCTGATATGTGAATGAACTTGAATAATTATCATTTGTATTTAAATAGGGAGGATCTGCATATATTAGTGTTTTTGCCTCGTCATTCCTTCCATCGTCTTGAAATGAAATATTTTTAATAAACTTTCTAAAATCTGAGTTTGCAAATTGAACACCAAATAAACGTTTTTGGGTAAGTTCTAAATTACTGGAAAAGTTTTCAGGATATTCGTTTTTTATTCCCGTAAATCTCATTTTGTGACCGGCTCCCAAATATGTGAAATTGCTTAAAAAAATAAATCTTAATGCTTTTTGTATTGGTTCAGTCTCTTCGTTTTTTTTCCAATATTCCAATAAGTCTGAATGTATAGGCATTATTTGAAATGCTTCATTTAATTCTTGTTTATTGTTTATTACAACCTGAAACAAATTAAACACATCACTATCAACATCATTAACGATATTATAATTAGCCTTTGGTTTGTTAAAAAACATACCGCCAGCACCAAAAAAAGGCTCTATGTAAATTCTATGCGGTGGAAAATATTCCTGAATATCTTTTGCAATTTTGTTTTTGTTTCCTAATCTTCTTAATATCATTTTGTTTTAGTTTCCGCAAAGATAGTTAACATTTAAACACAAAGCAAGAACAATCTTTATTTATTTTGAATTATTTTTATTTCTGGTTTCATTCCTAAATTAGGACAATATCCACCATAAGAAGGATTGCTTAAGTCCGAAAACTCTATGTTTGTTCCAAGACTACTAAAATGACCTTGAAAATTTGATTTATCTTCATTGACTTCCGCTTCTGGGAATTGTGGCGGCAAACCTGTTATTTCGTCAATAATCATTTTACCGTTACAAACTTCGCATTTCAATATTTGACCGAAATTATTCATTAAAGTTCCGGTTCCGTTACAAATTGGACATTTTTGATACATGGTTTTTGGTTTTAAATTGTTCTTTGGTTTCTGAAAACTGTTTTTGAATATTAGCAATTATCTTATCGCTTATTTCATCGGCTATTCTGTTTCTTTCTTTTTCCAATGCAATAAGCTCATTGTATTCTGTAAATGATACGATTTTACCCTTATAGACTATCATTTTATGGTAGTGTTGGATTAAATACATTCACAGCAGCAGCGGCTTGTGTCTCTTTCTCGATCTGAATATAATCAGCAGCAGGATCATTGCTTAAACCTGCTAACTTAACAGATTGCAAATGTGATACAACAGGCATATTACCATTGGCAGAAACAAGCATTTGAACAGTTGCAGATTCGTCATTAATTATGAATGGTGTTATTTCACTATCAATTTCTAAATCGTTTATGGTACTTTTCCATGCCGTATTCATAGTTCCAAGGAATGCACAAATAACACTCAACTCCCTTTGAATAGCCTTTATAAACTCAGTCGATTCATCACCTACTTTCAAATGTGGATCAATAAGCATCCATTTACGCGCTTCACCGGATACCTGACCCATGCCTTTGATGTTCTCAAATGAAAGGTCTGGTAATTGTAAACCTGCCCAGTAACTCTTTGCCAGTGTCTCAAATTGGAATTTAACAGCTTCGGCTGACTGATTCCATGTTACATATTCAGCCCCTCCATTTGCATCCGGCGTGGTAAACACTTTATTAGCCTCCCCCTTTGTTGGTGCTCCATCAAGTTCGCCGTGTATGATAAGTACCGGGGCTGCATGATAAGCTATTATTTCACCATTGTTAGACAATAGCTTCTCCATCTCATGAACATTCCCGCTTACCCTGTTACCTTTATTGTCAGCATCCTCCCAGATAGGTTTTAACCTGTATTGATAGACAATAGGGATCTTACCAATGGCATTAACCACTTCGCTTTCAATCCCCCATAATCCTGTGTCCTGCGATAACACGTATTTTCTTATCTTGTCAGCAGTCCAGCAGTCAAAACGGGTCTCCTGTAAAGTTCCATTAAAATAAATGTAATATTGTCTCGAAAATGCAATAAGGTCACGGGTATCGCTAAACAACGGATATAATTCATCGCCATAAGCCGGGGAGAATACAGCAGAACCAAGTTTGAACTTACTTTTAAACCCATACTTTTGATTATCCGCTTCGTATGTGTACCAAAGTGTTGCTATCTCGCATTGTGATTCTACAAACTTACAGCGTTCTTTATTAAGTGCATTCCAGTGATTGAACTTTAACACCTTTTGAACCGCTTCAAACTGTTTTTTGCTTGTGTCATCCTCAACTTCTAAAACATTGTTAACCGGTATAGCAAACATGAATTGTGCCATACGTGAAGCCGCTAACTTTTGCAGACTTAACGCTATTCGTGTACGTGGCTCGTATCTGATTAACTCTTCATTCTCGTTGTATATTGGCTTATCCGGGAAATGTATTGTATCCGTGATAATCTGATGCAATGAAGGCTCGTAACTTTTCTCTAAGTCCTGCCATGAAGGTATGGCTATTGTCTTATATTTCAGGTCTTTTATAATGTCTTCAATCAGTCTGTCAGGTGCAAATATTTCCTCAAGGTTTTTCATGTTGTTAATTTTTGTACAAATATATACAATTTTACACAAAAAATGACAATGCAATAAAAAAGCCCTCAAAATAATGAGAGCTTTTAGTATTGTTTTTTAATCTTCGTCTTCGTCCTGAAAATCTTTAATATCTGGGTTGCTTTTCCAGCGGTCGATTTTACCATTTTCATCAATTTGCATGATGATATAATCACCGTACGATTCATGATACAAATCTAATATTTCAGGAACGTAATCCTGTTTAATTGATAAAATAGTATTCCCGTTTTCGTCTTTCAAAAAATAGTTACCATCATCACAAATTTTGTAATGAATATCAGCCTTTACTCCTTTAGCCCAGTTTGTAATTATCCCGGTCTCAATGTCAATAAGTGGGCACCAGCGTTCATCTTCCTTGCATGGGATTAGTGAACCATCTTCATCTTCTACTCCATTAACGGTTGCATCTTCCCAGTACCGTACACCTGCATCAACTTGCAATGTTTTAATTTCTACTTCTGTTTTGATTTTAATTGTAGCTTTCATAGTTTTGGTTTTAATTGGTTAATCCGACAAAGATAGTTTATTTTTCTACACAAAACAAATTTATTTTAAGTCCAATGTTAACACTGTTAATTTATCCTCTCTTTTAATTAAAAATCCAATGTCTTTAAGCCCCCACTTATATATTTCCCTCCTTCTTTTATCCGTCCATCCTAGTGCTAATCTCGTTTTTTTATGTTTATCAGAATTAAGAATAAAATCTTTAATACATTCTTTTGCCCATAAAAGAGACTTTAGTCCGTCTTTACCTGTCTGTGTATTATATTGAAACCCTTTCTTTCTTTTGCCCATCCAAAAAACAATCCACCATACATCAGTATCACTATATTTATTCAAATAAAAAGTAAGGTCTAATATTTGACCGCTTTCATTTTTGGTTTTATAAATAACAGTTTCATCATTTCTGTTAATTGTCTTTGATATTGAATACATTATGTTTTGTTTTTAGTTCACAAAAGTACACAATTAAAACACGGAATGCAAATTTATTTTTATCTGAATCCGCTCATGATATGATTCATGTTAACCTTTTTGCGATTCTTGCCAAGTACCTCATTAAGAACGACATAACGGACTGCATCAATAATGTGGTTATTAATGTCAACCGGAATGTTTAACCATTTACCGTCCTTGTCTTGTTGGTAAACGTAATTACTAAACTCTTTGATGGCATTAAACGAACGTCTTGTTATCTTTATGTTATATTCGTTCATCTTATCAATTCCGGCATTAACAGACCCGGCTGGCTTTGAGACTGCATGAATGTTTAATCCTGCATTATGTATTTCATCTATCATTCTAGGATCGGCACATTCAGAAATGATCTTTAACTCTTTTGCATTAGATTTAAGCATGTGAATGATTTCACCTGTCAACATCTTTGTACGATAACAAAACTCATCAATGTAGATATCCTGTTCATATATAGCAACCTCTGCCATTGCTGTAGGATCATTACTATAACCATAATCCACACAACCACGCCTCCACTTAATCCATTCCGGGATCTTATCAACGATCTCAAAACGTTCAAAGATACGCCCTTCAATCACTGCCCGGAGTCCTAATCCGTAAACAGTCCAAAGTGACTTATTTTTATCCTTTAGCTTTTCAATATCATCAATGATCTTTTGCTCAAGAAATGGATTGTCTTTATAGGTGCTAATAAAATGCAACGTATCACAGTCGTTATTTACGCCCTCTATCCAGTGATCTTCACTAAATGAAGGGTTATAGTCAATGATAGAAAATAAGCTGGTACGCATCACTAATTGCTGCCATTCAAGCTCATTTAGTTCATTGGCTTCATTAACGAATAGTATTTGGCGTTTACGACCTCTGATCTTTTGCTCGTTATCGGTACTAAAAAACTCAATCCAGGAACCATTGCTAAAACGATATATTAACTCAGTCTTATTAAATTGCTTATCATCCCAAATATCGAGCTTCATCATGATCTCTTTGAAGTCAATCAAAATACTACCTTTCAGGGCTGGCAGTGTTTTACGAACAATAGATAAACGGGTTTCTTTATGCTGTAAACAGTGTAATACTAAGTAAATCAGTATATTATAACTTTTGGCACTTCTTGAACTTCCTTGGCACGATATAACAGTCTTACCCTCTTTTATGCCATTGGTCACGCTGTTAAAAACCTTTTCGGCTACTTGTAATTTGCTCATTGTGTAATTTTGAACAAATATACTACATAATTATAAATTATGATCTATTTACTATTGTGTACATTTATTAACTGTTTTATCATTTATTCTTTATTTATGTATATCGTTGTTAATCAATTCAATACTAATATAAACAAAAATAGCCAGATTTAAACATTTTACCGTTTTAATCTAACTATCTGATTATTAGTTAACAATATGTCCCTTAGAATCGACTGTGTTAAATTAGTGTGAATAAGTGTACATCTAATTTAGTGTACAAAGGTCATTCAATTTCATTACGAACATCCAACCAGTAATTATAACACGTTTGGTTATTTTCGCTCTCACTATTATTTAATGCTCCAGTGTTTAAAATTTCATCAACAACAAAAACGGCCATTTTGCCGAATTTATGAATTAATTCTTGTGCTTTGTTTTTTGGTTCCATAACTTTATGTTTATTCTAATTTATCGACCTGATCCGATTTATTTATTATCTCAATCTGAATAGAAGCGTTTAAATCTTTGCCGTTGGTGGTAAAGTCGTTTTTATCTGTTAATCCCAAATCACGTGCAATTATGTTTGCATTGAAGTAACCAACAGCCGCACCCTTGAACTTTTGTTCATATACAGTTTCCTCTATACGTGTAATGACTCCCACAAAATCTTTATGATCTGAGTTTTTAAATTCATTCCACCAATTACGAGAGCAATCAAAATAAAGGCAAAGTCCTGTTAATGTGTAAGGTATCTTTGTAGGTAAATAAACAAGAGGAGAAAGCATGTTTTTTGTATCAACTCCCTCTTCTATGTTTAATTCTTTAATGTTTATGTTACCTTTTTTTTGTTCGACAATGTGTTCAGGATGTTCATCACACCAGTTGAAATATTCACAAGCTGTATCCCATAAGAGCTCAGGGCTTGTAAAAAGTTTATCCCGACCGTGTTTTGATCTAAGTTTCCAGAACTGGTTTTCTTTAGGTGCAGCCATATATTTAAAGTTTTAAATATTTAATATTAAAGCGTGAATTTTAAAAAAAAAGAAAAGTAAATTTTAAAAAAAATTTTATTATTTGAAGTTAGTGAACAAATGTATAAAAAACAAGCGGTAAATTGCAAACTTTTTTTAATAAAAAATGAAAGTATTTTTTAAACAATTGATTTTGAGCATTTTTTAAATTGCATTTTACAATTATTTTATATTTGTTAAATATTGAACTTTCTACACTAATTTAATGATATTGTTTAGAATTAATCTACACAAGTAAAAATAAATATTTGTTTTTAATGTTTTTTTGTTTATCTTTGTTTTAATGAATCGACTTGCAGCGATGAAAATATTATTATTTACAAACCTTATCCGAGTACCGTCTGCAAGCGGGAAAGGGTGAGGTTTTTTAATTTAAACAAAATGAAAGAAATTAAATTAGGCAAAAGCGGTTGTGTTGCTATTATCGACGATGAAGATTATGAATTAGTTATGTGTTTTAAGTGGCATTGTAAACATGACAAAAATACAAAATATGCTTATAGAAAAGAATCAAAATCAAAAAATATAAAAAAAATATACCTTCATTCGTTTGTTATGGATTCAAATACTGAATTAGATCATAAAGATAGAAACGGATTAAACTGCCAAAAATCAAATTTAAGAACCTGCACCCATCAAGAAAATAGCAGAAACAGATCATCTTTTAAAAACAGTTCGAGCAAATATAAAGGAGTATCTTACTATAAAATCAGAAATAAATATGTTGCAAATATATGGGTAGATAATAAATCAATATTTTTAGGGATATATAAATGTGAACTTGATGCAGCCTTAGCTTATGATTTAGCCGCTTATAAATACTTTGGTGATTTTGCTTTTTTTAATTTTTACCCAAATAGCCACTAATTTATCCCAAATTATTTAACAGAATGTTAAAATCTAAACATTTGATAAAAATAATTTGTAACTATCTAATAATCAACAATAAAAAATGTAATTATTTTTAATTTATTTTTGTGTAAATGTATTAACACGCTATTTTAGTTGTATTTTTATATCACAAACAAGGACAAACAATAACACTTTAAACCAAACACAAAATGAAAAACTTCATCCAAAACAACCCAAACACAACAACCGGAATCATTGCAGCTTTAGTAATTGCAGCCGGGATCACATTATTTCTTTGCAGCCTTTCAGCTAATCAACTTTCATTACTTCTTAATTATTAATCTTTAAAAAATCAAAATCATGAAAAAGTTAACTTTTGATATTATGTTCAATTCAAATACAAGTTCAGATTCTTTAGGTTATAAAATGACTAAAAAAGAAGCTAAGGAATATATAAAAATGTGGAACGGATCAAACCATCTATATTTTGAAGATTACAAAGGTGGATCTGTTTGCGCTTACTGTAATGAGACAGAAGAAATGTTTTTTGAAACAACAGTAAAATAAATTTTGTTAAACTATTAAGACATGACAAAGTTAGCAACAGCCGGAACAAAGGAAGGTATTGAAAGAATGATAAATAATAAAGCAAAAAGTTAACTGAAGAGTCTTTGAAAATTAAGACGAAACCCCGAAAGGGGTATTAACCAAACAAACCAAAACCAATGGCAACTATTAGCGAATTAAAACAGATTAAAGAAAAAAGAACAAACGATTTATTAGCTGAATGTTCTGTATTCTTTGCATTCAGTACAGAGCAATTTCATGAAAATAAAACTCAGTTACAAGAGGGTGAAAAATATGTTCGTATTGGTGCCGGTGGTTATATGCCAAAATCTAAAGTCCAGGTATTTGATGAAGGAATTAAGATTATCAATAAATGGTATAAAGACGAGGTAAGTTTATCAAAATTAAATGAGTCCGATATTTTGTATGAATTAAATAACTATGAATGCTTTTATACTGGAGATGTTTCCGATGCTTATAATGAATTGAAAGATCGTTATACTTTGAAACAGGTAAAACTGGTTTACAATAAATATGTAAATGAAATGTCAGAACAATACTAATATTTTGAGACTTAAAAACGTATAAAAATAAATCTAAATATCTGAGCTAACGGATTACGGGCAAAAACATGAACTCATCAAAATCATATTGCGTAAAAACAAAGTTTGTCAGTCTCGAAGTTGAAACGACAACAAAGGAGAATGCAATAGCAATATTTAAAGAAATCTATAAACACTGTATCAACTCCGGGGATGAAATTACAGTAAGCGAACCCGAAACACTCGCATACGTTACAAAAGAACAATATGATTACTGCATTAATAATATTCTTTGTATCTTTTCTGATGATCTTTCACTTGCTTCTCACTGGATTATGACAGGCTACAAACACAAATTTCAGGTCAATACAAAATACATTGATCTGATTGAGGAAAACATTATTGCAAACAAAAACTAATATTTAAAAAACAAATATCATGATACTTGAAACCAGAGAAATAAAACAATATCACAATAATGGACAATTGATGTATGAATCAACCTTAAATGTAGTTGCTCCGATGTTTGCACCGTTGTATAAAAATACAATTCATAATGAAAAGGGAGAAATATTAATTCGCACCGGAATAACAAAACGATTTTGGAACAACGGACAAATTAACTGGCAGTTGAAATATAATGATGATGGATCTTTATTAAATGATAATTTCCCACAATTCAGAAAAGACGGCAGCGTTATAACCTATTAACACTTTTTTACACACGTAAACACCTCTATATTTTGAGGCTCGTTTACGCCAAAAGGAATTAACCAAAACTTAAAAACAAATATTATGAAAATTCAACCTTTTAAAATTAAAGTTAATCCAGAACAAAGCGCAAAAGTTCAGGAAATATTATTTAAAAATGGTTATGAATGGCTAGATGGAACACAGGAAACACAACTCCTGTACTGCAATCAGATAGCGTTCGATTTATCGGATGGTGATTTAGCGCCAACAATCGGACAGGTGTTTGAATTTGAAAAGTACCCTGCCGAATTTGAAAAGTACCCTGCCGACGAATTAACCTATTCCGAATTTATAAAACTTTACGACAAATGAAAAAGACATTCGATTTACAGCTTATTGCAGCTCAAACAATAATGCACAACGATAACAAACTTTCAACAATGCTCTACAACTGGGCAAATAGTAGAGCTATTGATTTACCAGCAAATGGTCACATCTTATCACGGCCTGAATATTACAGGGCTATACTATCCGATATTCTTAACGACAAATTTGATTTACTGAAACCTTTAATCAACTAAACATTTTTTCACACCTGCGCAAACGTCCCTATTTTGAGACTTCAAAACGCCGGAAAAATATTAACCTTTTAAAACACCAGACATGAAATTACATGATTTAGTCACCCAGACCGAACAACGTTTAATCACACACGAAAAACGTTTAAACTATTGGAATATGCTAATTGAGGACGAAACAGAAACCTCACCAATATTGGACAATATCCAAGACGAAACGCTTACAATTTCACTATTGAAAGATATGTTAACCGAATTAAACAAAGTAACTGAACTTTAAAACATTACGAAAATGAAAACAGAAATAAACATTGAAGATTATCTTTCAAATGAAGAAATGAAAGAAATAGCAATTGAGGAATTTAGATCAATTGTTAGGGCAAAAATTGAGGGAATCAAACCCGATAAAAGAATACAGGACTATGAGCGAATAATCAGTAACTCCGTTTACTATTATTTGGAAACAGAAATTGACAAACTATTAGGAACTGATACACAAGAATTAATAAAGCAAGGTGTAAAAAAAGTTTTAACATCTAAGGATTTTTCTTTCTCTATATTCAGGGAGAAAGACGCGTGGAGAAGCGAACCAAGTCAGGCGCAAAAGTTTTTCAACGAGGCAGTAATTGATAATAAGCCAATCATACAAGAAAAAGTAAGACAGGCTATTGATGATTACGATTTTACAGATATTCACGAAAACATCAAAGAATATATTCTTGAAGTTATTGAAATAAAACTAAAATCTTAGCCATGACCCGACACCCAAAAGAACCGCAACTGATTAACTGGAGCCTAGTCTCTGAACGATTGACAGGATCTAAAAACAACATCAAACACGTAGCACTCCCGAAACGATTTATCCCGGCATTTAAAGAACTGAACGATTATGTTAAAAGCTGGATTAACAAAAACAAAGAAGTTTAAATAATTTAAAATCAAAACATTATGTTAAAAATTCAAATTAAATCAATTTACGGATCAATTCTTTTTGAACACAGTTCAGAAAACAACACAATTAAAGAAACGGTTGAAAAGGCTATTAATGAAAGTGCAGACCTGAGTGGTGTAGACCTGAGCGGTGCAAACCTGAGCGGTGCCGACCTCAGAAGTGCCAACCTCAGAAGTGCCAACCTCGAAAGTGCCAACCTCGAAAGTGCCAACCTCTACGGTGCCGACCTCAGAAGTGCAGACCTGATACGTGCCAACCTCTACGGTGCCAACCTCAGAAGTGCCGACCTCAGAAGTGCCAACCTCGAAAGTGCCAACCTCTACGGTGCCAACCTCAGAAGTGCCAACCTCAGAAGTGCCAACCTCAGAAGTGCCAACCTCAGAAGTGCCAACCTCAGAAGTGCCTTAAATAAAGAATTAGCATATTTACCAACATACTGCAAATGGTCGCATTGTATAATTGGAGACAAAATAAAAATCGGGTGCAAAGAAAAATCAATTGAGGACTGGGACGCTTTTTTTGCTTCAGATGAAACTTATTCAACCGAACGAGGAACAGAGGATTTTAAACAAATCCAAGCGGTGTACGAAAGCTATAAAGCATATATGAACTTTTTAAATAAATAAATTTATACATACACACATTTTTTCCGGCGCATTAACACTCTCTTATTTTGAGGTTGCTATACGCCGGAAAATTTATGTATAAAAGTGCCTATATTTTGAGACCGTTTTACGCCGGAAAAAATTACCTTAATAGTCTTTTTAAATTTGATTTGTTGTGGATTACGGTAAACTTTTCTAGTTCTGAAATAAGTTGTAATACTTTTTCTTTTGATGGTTCCGGTAATCCATTACGTCCAGAGTCAGCACCAATATTTACCTGCTCAGGGCTGAAACGACTAATTAGTTCTATCATTTCTTCAACATTAAAATCTATGATAGGCTCAATTGTTACATAAGTTTCAAAGCCACAATCAGAAAGCATTTTCATATACTTTGCCCTTTCATACGGTTTAGGACTATTGTTCATAATCTCAGGATAAAAAATATCACTTTCAATTGTTGTGCAGATTACTGATTTTGGTAATCTAAAATCCAATATTCGTTTCGGGTTTTTAGTTTGGAATAGATATTTATTATCAAATTTATTGCAATAATTCAATGTAGCTGCAATCCAATCATCTTGTACATTGTCCGCAAACATATCACAACTCGACCCGACAAAAATAAAGTTCCCGTTCCCTAAATCGGTTTTCATTTCTTTTTGATCGAAGTGAATAGGTTTTAATTTTCCCCATCGTTTCATATAACAGTAGCTACAATCATGGAAACATTCGCCTTTAATTGTGTTAAATGTGTGAGTTACAAACTCGTACATATTGCCAGTACTTTTGTTTAGTCCCATTTTAATTAGTTTTATTTGTTTTCATAACATTTTCTCCTGTTTTCTTTCTTCATTTTCCACTTCAAAGAAACAACACGTATCATGTGCCATAATATCCAAGCCTGTTAAACCACACTCACCGCATGACATTATGCCATACCAATTTACGCAGTTTGAACAACATTTTGCATCTTTGCCGGGGTTCATTTCAATAAATATTTGTGTTATCATGGTTTATTTGGTTTTTCTGAATATTCCCAATCCAACCAACTCATAAAATTAAGCCAATGGAAAAATATCATGTAGTTTTTAAAACAATAAATAGGCTTCCAATACCAATGACCACGCCAATATATTTTAAATGTTATTCTAAGTCCTGCTTTCTTTCTCATATGTTTTCTAAATAATTTTGATATGATTCATGACTCCCAATGTGAACGATTTCAAAGCTAAACCTTTTATCGTTTCGGTTCCTTCTTTGAAACTTCTTTTTAATCCTGCGAAACCTGTTCTTATCCAATTGTTTCATTTTATTGTTTTTTAACCTTAATAAAATAACTGTTCATTTCTTTCAAACATAAATCATTCGTTTTTTCTGCGCATTTATGAACTTCGACAATACAACAATTTGCGCATGTTCCTCCAGTCACAAGTTGCAATAATTGATCTTCAAATTCAAATGTTATTTTCTCTTTCATGTTTTATTAATTTAAGTATGTTTTTAGCGCACCAATATGCTAATTGGAGTATCTATACACTTTTTAACTAAAGTCTCATTACACACGTTTAAAAGTGCCTTATTTGCCATATCCCGACCATCTCTTATCTCACGCAAATAATAATTCGTATGATAAGCCATAACCCGGAATACTCCGTTGGTCATAATTTCATCATTGTATCGTTTAATCCCATGAAGCACGGTTACTCGTCCCTTTTCAATCTCTAATCCGATTTCCGTCGGGTGCATTCCGCCTTCATAGCAGTGATGAATGAATATCCATCGAAGTAATGAAAACGTTTGGAATTTCTCTACTGCGGCATATTGAAAGAACTTGTATCCTGTGGCTTTTTCGATAGCTTGTTTGATGTCTTTTAGTAGCAGGAACTTATCAATTATTTCAGTTCCTGCGGTTTGGTTTGTTGGGAGGGTCATAGGGTTATGTTTAAATCTTGATTTGTTAATGATTTCCAAAGGTTTTGCAATAAATGGACTGTTTTTATATGTTTGGCAATAACAGTATATCCAGTATTTCCGTTATCCATCCACGCAAAACCAATACTTGAAGGGTTGAGTTTAGATACCGATATTGATAACGGATGCAGAAATAAACGACTTTTGATTTCAGGGATACCGTTTTCATTAAGGGTAAATCCGTTTTTCAAAAGTATTTCTTCTGTTAATGGAACACCCGTTAAATCCTTCCAACCGACCACGCCGGGACCGAACTCAATTGTATTTAATCCCGGCTCGTAATCTGAAATTAAGGCTATTTGAAACGGTCTGTTTTCAAATAATACCCAGTTGTTTAATCTTAGTTCGTTTTTCATTTGTGGCGTTCTATGTAAAAGATTTCATTATTTAAGTCGCATTGTTCCATTTGTAATTTCACTTTTTCATCAATAAGCTGAATAGTGTTTTCCTGTTTTTTAGCTAAGGCAAAAAGGCGCTTTTCTTCTATTGCCCATTCTTTAATTTGCTCTAAAAATTCAAGTCTTGCTTTATCTACCATTCCGTTAAATGCCTTTTGAGCTTTCATTCTTAACTCGCAAATATCAGATAATGGATTAGCGTTTAAAATGGCGTCAATTTCTGTGAGGCGTTCAGAAACCTCTTTAAATGATTGCCGGGTTATGCGTTCTTTGGTTGTCATTAGTTGCTCCATCTTTTAATTTGTTGTTTAAGAAACTTGATTCTTTTCAGATTCTGTTTGATGTATGATGTACATGTGAAATAAACGTCTGCATCAGTCGTACCGTGTGGCGTATCTGATAATTTGTCGAGCATGATACTGTTTTTCACATACTCGCTAATCATTTTGTTTTGCTGTTTTAATTGCTTTCTCGTTTTTCATTTTAAAAAGGTGTTTCGGTTACTTTATCGGTTAATTCGTCTGGTACTAAATATTGCGATTGTGATTCAAAATTTCGATTCGGTTCAATCTGTTGTAATACGGTTTTGACTGGTTCTGGAATAGTAGTCGGGTGTAAATAGTTTTCATTATGCCATTCGTGAATAGATGAACCAGAACTTTCATACCTTCCGTTGTTGTAATTATAAGTCAAATTTACAGCACCGCAGCCGCCCAAATGTTTAAACTTAACTTTCATAATCACAAATTGAGTTGTATTGTTGGCATAGTCCCGGTAAACACACATTCCAAAATCACATTTGTTATAAAAGTTTGCAGATCCATTAATATCATAAAGTGTCGGCATTGCATAGCTTCCATTATCTTTCTTTTCCATTTTCCGGGGGTGGGCAACAAGTATTATTAAGATATTATGTTTCTTACAGAAAGAAGTAAGTTTGTCGAGTAGTTTACTGATATATTCTGTTTCACTGTCTCCCTTGTCCCTCATGTGGTCAATTTTATTATAGGGGTCAATCACAAGAATTTTTATTCCCCGTTTTTTAACAAGGTATTTTGCTTTTGCCAAAATATTATCAATGCTTATATCGTCTTCAGGATAAACAAAAAAGAAGTTTTCCTGAATATAATCAAACGATTCTTCAAACTCTTCATCGTTCATTTTTCCTTGCTTAAACTCCTTTCCAATTAATTTGCTTGCAAGTTTAGCATAGAAATTTTCTACCGGATAATTTTCAGGACTAAAATAAGCGGCCTTCCATCCATGTAAAACGTTTAACCTCATTACTATATAGTCGACCATTTCAGATTTTCCGTGACTTGGAACGCCTGTTACAACCGCAAGTCTTGAGGTTTCCCATGAAATATATTCATCAATTTCAGGAACCCCAATAGTTTTACCTTTCTGTAATCCATTAACATAAAGACTATAAATTGCATCATAATGATTATTAAGGTTAACAATACCAGAAACAGGTATCTCAAATGCTGTTTTTAGGGTATTTGCCAGTTCTAATGCTCCGTTTTTTGATAGATATTCATTTGCATCTTTACAGTCTCCAAATAGAACTATAACACATTTTTCTTGTCCGAAACGCCTTAATAGTTCGTTCCTTAATTCAATCCCTTTTAAATCGTTATCAGTTGCAAGGTAAATCTTTTCAACTGATTCAAATAAATCAATGTAATTATCTAAGTATTCTAAATTGCTTCCACCTGCACCGTTTGGAACAGAAATACAGTTATCTATTCCAGCTTCTACAAAACTTAAACAATCCATTTCTCCTTCAACAATTACAATTTCTTTGGCGTTTTTGAGTGCATTAATATTATAAAATATTAGTTCTGCGTCTTTAAATAATTTAAAATTTTTAGGGTGTGATCTGTATTTAATATTGACAAGTTTTTCATCAAAATAAAATGGGTAACAAATTGCAGATACTTTTGAGTCCACCTGTGGCATATATTCGTTATCGGAATATATTTTCATTTTTATCAGCGTCTTTTGGCTTATCATTCGTGATTCAAACCACTTTAAAGCTAAATCAGATAATGATGTATTATTTTTATGTTCTGGAACCTTATATTCCTTGTTTTCTTTTTTTGGTTTCCATTCCGTAAAAATAGATTTGCATTTAAAGCACGTTCCTACCTTTTTAGCATAATTAAAAGAAAAAGGTTTTTTTGTTTTTTTGTCACCAGAACATTCAGGACATGGTAAACAATTTTCGCCTTCTTTTTTAAATTCAATATCATAAGTTATCCCGGTAACACTGCTAACTATTTTCATCGTGGAAATTCTAATTTTGTTGAAGTACTTTTTATTTCATTTTCTGGTTTAAACCAAACCATTTGAGCTTTCTGTTTCCAGTTGATTATTTGTTTTCCATTTGAATCTTTCCATCCTGCAACTGAATATGATTTATAAAAACGATCAGAATTATTATATCCGTTTTCAATAAAGTAAATTTTAACTTCATCCAAAGAAGGAGGAATGAAACTCTTTTCTTCTTTCTTTATATTTACTTTTATTTCTTTTCCTTTCCTTTCCTTTCCTTTGCTTGCGTTTGCTAGATTTTGCTTAGCAATTGCTCCAGCTCTTCCTGCAACTGCCCGTTTTTCAGATAATTCAGATCTCTTTTCAAAGTTGCTATTTACTCTATTTGAATAGAAAAAATCACCATCAGAAACAAACAATTCACACACCATTATACAATACTTAATAATTGCTTCAATTTGCTCAGCACTTGTTAACATTTGCTTAGCAATTGCTATAAATATATATTGTTTGAGTGGTAATTTATGTTTTTCGTCTGAGTGTAACATTTCTGTTATTCTCCAAAAAACACCATATCCAAGGCCACCATATTCAGCAAGCAATGCTTGAATTTTGGGATCTCCAGTTGGGTCGTAATCGTGCGAAAAATAATAGGCTTCTTTTGACATATTAAAATGGTAACGTTAGAATAAAATCAAATACATTATACTTATAATTATTGTCCACATATATCTCCCTATCTACGTTTTCTATAAACGATTTTAGATCACGTAATACTTCTAATACCTCATAAAAACTTGCTCCATCTCTTATTTTTACCGTCCAAGCACCTTTATGGTTTCCTATTTCAGATATAGCAATGTTTGATCTGTTATTTATTTTTAAAAACTCATAAGGAGACAAACATCCTCTATCTTCAATAACTAATACAGAAATATGCCTTTGTTTGTGACAATCCTCACATAGAGTAACAAGCATATTTTCTTCATCGTATTCCCATGGCATTCTCCCTGCTATGTAAATATCATGATGAACGCTTAGTGTTTTTTTACTGTCCCCACAATCTCTACATTTAAAATCATCGTGATGCATTATTTCAAGTCGTTTCTTTTGCCACAGAGGATCTTTTAATAAATCTGAATAATTAGATTTTGTCATAATATTATAAAATTAAAGTCCCATAAAAGAAAAACCCGTACGCTTTCAACCTCTCACAGTTGCGTACGGGAAAATCTAATATAGGACTTAATGTTATTAATCGTTTTCATTGTGAGAGGTTATTAAGTAACAAAGATAAATTAAATATTTTTAATATGCAAGCCTTATTTTATTTATTTAAAAATAAAAACATTCACTTGGTGTATCCGGCATAATCATTCTGATATACATGTGATTGCAATAGATATGATGTTCCATTTTCAGTGGTTCACAGTGTTTACATTTATGGTGATCGACTAAAACGACTGGCTTAACTTGTTTTGTTTCGACTTTCTGTTTTGCCATTACGCCAGTTTCTTATGGCAAAGATGTATGCTAATATCGTTCTTTGAAATGTCAGGAAAGTTGGCTTTAATTTCAGGATAATGACTATTTAATACTTGGCTTCGATAATCCTCTAAAGCCCCTGAAAACTTCTCTTTTGGTTCAAATTGTTCGAGTTCGTCTGATTCTCTGTTAAGAATCGTAACTTGTTTAATTTCGTAAGTACCGGTCATTGTTTTACCTGTTATATATTGTTAAACCATCATCTTTTATTTCGCCTTTTAATTGAATGCGATCAATTTCAGCAGCAATCAATGCACCTGCAATTTTAAGTCTTTCGATTGCATTTGGCTTATTAATAATTTTATTTCTAAAATCTTCATGCCAGTAAAAAGGCCATTCAAATTGTTCTGGGTTAATTGCAAATAATGCAGCTTTAATTAATTCATTGTGTAAATAATCTGTATCATTTTTGAGTGACCAACCATGTTTGTTAATTTGCTCTTCTCTTTCTTGTGTGATTAATTCGATACCGGTCATTGTTGTTTAAATTATAAAGGTTAATAATAAAGCCCAGAATATGATGCAACCTAAAAAGATTGCCAATAAGATACGTTTTGCTTTCCTGTTATTTAATCATTTGAAGTGATTCCACTTGTATCAAATTTATTTAATTGAAATATCTTTTCAGATAGTTCTGTCTTAAGTTTTGCTAGTTGTTCTTTTATTAGTTTTATTTCATGTTCTTTGTTTCTTATTTCAGATCTTAGATTGTGATATGCTGAATCAAATTTAATATTAGTCGTTGTATCTGTCATAGTTTTGATTTTTGAAAATGGTTGCTAAATTAATTCAATTATTCAGTTATTTTGTTCTTTATAGGATTTTTAACGCTTTTGTTATTTTTGTTAAGAAATTCTCTTTTGGGATTTCTTATTCCTAGCCTCCAAAAATATTCCTTTACTTCCCCTAAGTTTAAAAATGCACTGCACTTCAATGCATCAGGAACGGGTTTTATTCCACAAATGATAAAATTACAGCACGATTCGCAGGTTAGATTATTCATTATTAAATAAAATAGAATGAATGCTTTTTAATTCATGTAAAGATAGTTTTCGCTTATTCCATCTGAAAAAATCATCAATATTTGATTTTAATTTTCTACTAAGTCGCATTTCTTCAATTTCATTTGAGGTCAAATAAAGTTGAATATTCCATAGTGAAAAATCTTTTTCTTCGTACAAAAGATTTTCAATATTGAATTTTTCTTTTAATCCATCGACATAAAAATATTTTGTTCCAATGGATAAAATTTTATATTCCTTGGTTCCAGTATATCTACCACGAACACCCATACAGGCAAATAACGACATTCCAATTTTTAAATCTCCTTTTTTCATATTGCTTTATTTAGTGCCAGATCAATTTTAAAGCATCCACACAGTCTTGTTTTGATTCACTGGGTATATGCTTCATATCAACGTGTGTTATGTTCTTACAGGTAGTTAAATTCCATTTAGCGGTGGTCGGACGTACAAGTCTGTATTCAATATTTAGATATTGGCACATTTGTTCAATCAATATTCCGGTTTGGTGATTTAATCCTGTTTTATTTCCGATTAATCCAGACACTGCATTTGATTGATTTTTGTTAACATGCCAGTTTGATTTATTAAGCCAGCCTGCCTCAATAATTACCAACATTCCTGTTTCATAATGAAACGCCTTGCTTTTGTAAAATTCTAAAAAAGAAAGCAATTCAAAAAAACTCAATGTCTTTGCTTCATATTTACCATGAAGTTTTTCATATAAAGCTACGCCTGATTTTTTACAGTCAGGATCACAGCCAATTAATATGTCGTATTTTTCCATTATTGATTTTTTAGTATTATTATTGAAGTTTCGTGTTCTGTTATTAAAGCCGAAAGTCTTAATATTTCTTGCTTTTTAAGTTCTGTTCTTTCGCCTTTTAAATTCATTTGCAATTGAGTATTGAGACTTTCGATTTTTACTGTCAATGTCAGTATTGCGTGTTTAAAGTTTCCCATTAATTTACATTTGTAACTTTGTGATAAATGCCCTCATTATTTACGGTATAATTAACCTTGCCTTTTTTAGCCAACGCCCTTAGTTTTCTGCTTACGGTCCCATCATACGGACAAAAAGGTTTCATTAATTTGTGAACGTGATCCGTTAAATGATTAAGATAAAATACTTCAGGGGCAAAAGAAAACGCTATAAATGTAGCTTCTTCAGTTGAATATAATCCCCTCTTTTTAAATTGGTTTTCTTTCATGGTTAAAATATTGATTTAGAGTGAGTACGTAAGAATCGTTGTTTTGCTTCTTCTTTGCTTTTACCGTGCCGAATGTAGATTGACGTTACCGGGGTAATTTGAACTTTTACCATTTTGGTTACGTCTGGACTTTGAAACTTTGATTTCTTGTCGTTTTGGATCGACTCTATGTCACTAAGTACGACCTTTCGTAAATCGGTCTGAGAATGTAAATTGTTATTCATTGGTTTGTTTGTTTTGGTTTTAGCTGCCATCCCAGAAACGATCACGGGTTTCAACCATTATGGCAGTCAGTAAATAATCAGAATGTTAATAATTAATTGAAAATTTTGTAAAACTTTTTTAAAATTTAAACATTCGTACTCGTGTGTTATCTATGGAGGTGATTTGTTATTTCTCATTTATACTTGCTTTTGGCGTTAATTATTTCTGTTTATAATTTGTTTAATTAAGTCGTTCATATACGTTTCTGCTAACATTGCACGAATTTTCATTTGTTCAATCACTTCATCATCACGTTCAATTCTTAAAATTGACAAACAAGTTCTTTCAGTTGCACGTGGATCGTAGCTTACAAAATCGCACCATTTACGACCAGTTACCCAAAGTTGACACATAATTTGATAATAATAATCATCGTTATGTTCGAGTAAATCCGCATCATTTTTTAGTAATAGATTTTGAATATGATTTGTAGTATTGTAAGGGCATTTTGTTTCAATCAATCCATCTTCACCAATTAATCCGTCTGGACTTGCGCCTGTATTGTTTGTGCCTTCAATAAAACCACAATCAACAATCTGTAATCCTGTAAATTCTGAATAAACCCTTTTAGCTTCAGGTTCGTACATATTACCCCAGTCACATGCTTTGTTTGGAGCGTTACGATATTCAAAGATTAGCCCATTGGTAACGACTTCAGATATTTTATCAAAGATATATGTTTTAGCAGTTTCGCCAAATATCTCGTCTTTTTTGCGACCTGATTTCATTAACTTTGAAAATTGGGAAGCTGTGAACTTCCCAATTCTTTGTTGAAACCATTCTTCTGTTTGCTGAAGGTTATTTTCCACCGTTAACGTCTTTATTAAAAAGTTCCTCTTTCAGTTTTTCAGCTTCTTCGCTTGTCAGTGCACCTGATAATTCGGCTTGTGTAATTTCGGTTTGTGTTTTGTAAACTGCTTTCTTTTTCGGTTCGGATTTTACAATGATATGGAATGTTTCTTCAACCGTTGTGTCACCGTCTTTGATACCCTGGATTAAGCCTTTTAAATCTGCAATTTGTTCAGCTTTAATCTGATTGATTGATCGTAAACCGATAGCAGTTAAAACTTGTTCCTCTGTTACATTGTAAGTAGTTTTCATGTAATCCATTGCAATTGTACGGGCTTTTATTAATTTATCTTCGTTTGACAAATCCCCGGTAATAACTCTCAGGGCTGCATCAGCACAAATATCTGTTAAACCCTTTGGAACTACTGAAAAAACAGCGTTTCTGAAAGCAATAGCATTGGCTGCATTACCGGTTACGGTTATCATATCGTCATCAAAACGTTTACCGTCTCTTTTAACAATTGACCTACGAACCTCAACCTTGCATGCGTAATTAGTTTCCAAATCGAACACTACACTTTCCGAAATGATTTGTTTGTCTGTGATTTGTTTTACCCTTGCATCTACACGGATATTACCATACTGTTGTACGATTATTCTTGCAAGGTGAACACTTGGCCCCGATAATGATTTACCCCCTCTTGGAAGCGTATATCTGCACGATTCAGCTATTTTGGCATCCATTGTAACAATAGCTAAACAGTTTTCTTTTACCCTTGCTAAGTTTCTTGGATATTTCTTTGCCGTTGCAATTTGAATGTCATATTCGGCTCTTTGTCCTGCTTCAATCGTTTCAATGTCGTACGATTGTGGAATGATTGTTACTTCTTCGTTGTTTTCCATTGTTTTGGTTTATTTATAAGGATTTTTAACAGCTTCACAGAGTTCTTTAATGGTTTGAAATGAATCAAAAATAGATTCAGGTTCCATTTGATCAACGATTTCTTCTTCAGGTTCGATATAATCATAGTCTGTTAAGTTTTCGCTTTGATTATTCTCAAATTCTTGTATTTGCAGGTAATTGCTCATTGTGTTTTGGTTTTAATTATAAGACAAATTTACAATTGTAAATGATTGAATGCAAGATTTATTGTGTTTGAATTTAACTATTTTAGTTTAGATTTTAACACTTTGTTGCTTTTAAATTGTTCTGGTGTAGCTTTTAATCTGTCTAAATATTCCATCAATGCAGGATAAAAACAGATTGGCCCTAACAGAAATATGTAAGCAAGTAACAGTACGATTAATTTGTACCATTTTATCATTTTAAACGCTCTCAGTTCAACTGGATTGTTTAGATCAATGATTACACCCACCAATCCAAGAAAGGCGTAAATAGAATAGATAATTTCGATTTGTTGAAGTGTCATTGTTTTAAATTTTAAAGATTGCACAAATGATTAATAAAATGATCGGAATAATGATTACCGATACTTGCTGATAATATTCTACTCGTTGGCGTGTCATAATGTTTGTTGTTTAAATTGTTCACAAATCTACACATTATAATTCAAATAGCAAGACTTATTTTTACTAAAATTCAATAATAGTGAAATTTTAACTAAATAATCGCTAATTGTTAAATAAATAACAAAAGCCGTTACCAGATGGGCTGAATAACGGCTTCTAAAACCAAAACACTTGCAAATATAATCAAATTTAGAACTTTATCTTAAAATAAGTTGAAAATATTGCAATTTTATTAAATGGATCTGCTTGAAGCTGAAAAATGTTATCCTTTTTAGTTTTAAGAATGATACCCAGCGGTAAATAAAGTTTTGTAGGCTTAATAAATTCCGTTCCACACCCTCCGCCAAAATACACCTGTCTTCGTGCAGGATTTGTAATCGTAGTTACATTATTTACTATCGAGGGTAACCGATTCAAATAAAATAGCTTTCCGCCCCCTTTTAAGGCGTTCTGGGTTACCGTATCGACTAACTGTATCTTTGCTGTGCTATCATCAAGAAGTACTCTCCTGTATATCTTAAAAGCCAAATAATCATTAACGGCCTTTATCGTATCAATTCGAGTAAGTATTTTGATCTTTACGCTTCCGGTATCGTGATAAACCGTATCAGGTAATTTAGCGGCTAACCATTTTGTTATTGGTGTGTGCCAAAGAGTGTCGTGTGTTGTTTCTGTCTTAATCGTTATTTTTGGCCCTGAGCATTGTTTTGTCAATGTCATTCCAAAGATAAAACCGATTGCAATTAAAAGAATAATCTTAATGTAATTCATAGGGTACATATTAAGTTTGTCCGTTTATTTTGTAAGACCTTAGCGATTGCCTTCTGTTTCCTGATTTTGTCCGTGAAACATGTACCCAGTCAGGGTTATTGTCACTACCAAACTCCCAAATACATTGATCATAGATAAGATGTTCTGTAATATAATGGAACATTTGTTTATTGAAACCATTACAATCTAAATCGACTGCCTCCCCTGTGACGTGCTGACTATTTGAAGCACCGCCAATAAAAGCGTTTAATTGCCGGCTTCTAAAGAATGAATTAATCTTTATAGGCAAACCGATAAACTTTCTTAACGGTTCAAATACATTTTCAGCTAAATACTTCATGTTTGTAATTTGAGCTAATCCGGGGATGTTTACAATTCCTTTTTGAACTGCCGTATCGCTATGGATTGCTTCATCATAAGTAATGTGTTCACTTATATTCATTTTCATTGTCGTTTATTGATTAAATGATCATATATTTTATCCATTTTGTCGTTCATTGCTTTTACATCATCCTTTAGTGAACCATCAATCTTGTCACAACGTGCGCCCAAAGCATCAGTAGTTTTGTCAATGTATTTGTAAACCTCATCAATGTCATCCTTATTTACCGACTTCTTTACCCTACTCCCAACAATGAAAATAAATGATGTTACTGTGATTAAGAATATGATAGCATTAGCTAGCGTTCCGGGAGTTATTAAAATATCGGTCATAGGTAAAATATGATAAAGTAGTGAACACTGAGAAAATTAGGGAGTATTTAAGTGAGATGTCGGTAAAACTTGGAACTAAATTAAAGAGTAGAATCAACCCCGAAAATCCATAAAAAGAGCTACAGAATAGTACAAGCAACTTTAGCCATTTGTTTTGAAGGAATGTAAAGATTATTCCTGTTAATATCGCTATTCCTAAACCTGTTGATATGTCATAGAGAGCGTGATACATGATATTGTAGGTAGTTAAGTTATAGACTACGATAGCGTAAGACACAAGCATTGCTAATATTGTAATTATTCCTACAATGCCTTTCAGTTCCAATTTTTTTCGTTCACTCATGGTACTACTTGTTTAATCCGTAAAACCCGAAAAGGTAATACGGTTTTAAGGTTTATTTAACATTTATCTTGTGGTCTGTGATTTTCCTGCCCGCTTTGAACAAGTTTGATCGTACCTAAAACCGCAGTAATCGTAGAGAAAGCCCCTGCTATTTCAAGTATCGGAGCTAATTTTGTGAATAGTGCGATTGTGCTGATAATAATTAGCCATGCCATACCAAAAACATATATTAAGCGGGTTGAGCTTAAAACACCGGGGCTTTCTTCAAAAAAACTTCTTAGTGATTTCATAATATTGTAATTTGTTTAATTCTGAACAAATATAACACTTTTAAATAAAAAAAGTCAAGTTTATTATTTTATTGGCATATCAAATCTTTATCCCCTGCAGGTATTACGGAAACCACTAATGGTTTGTCAGACACTCTGAATAATGCACCCCCAACTTTCTTAAGTTCCGATTAGCTCTGGCTTTTTACGGATTTTATGCAAGACCCATAATTAAACTTTTCTCTGCAGTTCTATGTTATCAGATTACGGATAGAGCATAGTGTTTTTGCGCCTAATTATGTTTTCGTGTCCATGTTTATTTGTCTCAATATAATCAGACGGGGATAATACGAAGGTTTAAAACCCCATCACTTGACTTTAAAGCGAAACCCCCTCAAAAACAGGTAAGGGGCTGCTCTCTCAGGGGTTTTGGGTCTTTTTATTACCCTACTTTAATATTTTATTTTAATCACCCCTTACAAATGACTCTGTAAAAGTAGTACAATTACAGGGGAAATACAAATTTATTTTTTAATTTTTGGTTGTGGTAATGGTTTATTGCAGATTTCATCCCAAAATGCCTTACCCAATTTAGATTTACTTG